CCTGCTGCCTTCTTGGAGTCGCCTTCCATCAGCGCGGCCACGTAGGCCTCTTCCTGGGCGTCTTCGTCGAATTCGGCAGCAGGTGCTGGTGCTGCAGCGGGCGACGGGGCGGGTGCTGCAGGCGACTGGCCAGCACGCAGGCGCTCCAGCTCGGCCTCCGCTGCCTCCGCCCGAGCCAGCGCGGCCTTGCGCCCCTCGTTGACTTCGTTGAAGCGAGCCTTGGGGATGCGCTCACCCTGGCCAGCCCCGTCGTCATCAGGATTGGGCGCGGCCGGGGCAGCAGCAGGCGCGCCAGCACTGCCCTCCCCTTCACCATTGTCGCTGGCCACCAGGGCCTGCAGCGCTTCGGTGCTCACGCCGGGGTCCACGACATCGCCGCGATCCTCGGGGGTGGCGTTCTCTGGCTCGGCGACGACTGTGCCGCCAGTGTCGGCGCCCTCATCGCCAGCGGGGGCCATGTAGCGGGCCAGGAGCTTCTTCAGCATCGGATTCATGGGGTTTCGGTGGTGGTGCGTGGTGGTTACTTCTTGTCGGAGTCCAGCAGAGACTCGATCTCGGCCAGCTTCTCGCGCGCCTTTTCCATGGCCGCCTTGAAGCGCTTGGGGTCCTTGCGGATCTCTTCGGCCTCAGCCAGGGTGCGCATGTCGCTCTTGGCTTGCCAGTCGTCCTCGCTGGCGTCCATGGAAATGCTCTTGCCCATGTCGTGCTCCTTCAGGGTTGCAGGCCGTCTGGGCCCGGGGTGCGGATCCCGCGCATCAGGCCTACAGCCGGGTTCGCGGGGGTCAGGGGATCGGTATTGGTGGGCGCACCAGCGGCGGCATCCGCCTCCGGCGCGGGCAGGGCTGGCACACCCGATGGCGGCGCAACGATGGGCGCAGCGTCGTGATCGATCGAGCCCGCAGACCGCAGGAGCTGGTCGGCCGTGGGCGCCGTGCCAGGCGTAAGCTCCAGAATCTGCGCCGTCTGCACAGCGCTGTAGTAGCCCTCCACGTTGGCATTGACCGTCTCGGCGCCCAGCTTCGTGGTCTGGGCCTCTGTGCGGCCAACTTCTGCCTCGGTGCGGCGGGCCTGAGCGTCGTACAGCCTTGCCTGTGCCTCGGCGCGGGGGTCCACGGGCGGCTGCTGCTGTCCTTCCATGCCGGCCAGGATCTCGTGCTTGTCGGACAAGCTGCTGTAGCGCAGCACCGTAGCGTCCGGTATGCGGATGCCGGCCTGGCGCATCTCCAGCGCCTGCTGGAACTGGCTGTTCTCGAAGGTGACCTGCATCGGCTGCTCCGAGATCACCACGTCGTACTCGCCCACGGTGACGTCGTTGAGGTAGACGCCGCTCATCGGGTCGAACTTGTTGATCTCCAGCACCTCTTCTTCCGGCTTGCCCGTCATGGGGTCCGTCTCTGTGATGCGGAAGATGCGGTGGCTGTCGTAGTAGCGCTGGATCAGCTTCGTGATGCGGCCGGCCAGCAGGTGCCGGGTGTAGGCCAGGTTGTCCAGCGGCACAGCCAACTGCTGCTGGGAGGCGAACTGCTTGGACTGGATGGCAATGCCAGAGGTCTCCGGGCCCTGGCTGCCGCGCATGGCCTCGGGGACCGTGACGTCCTTGAGGGCGCGGTCGGCGCGGTCGATGATGCGGTCCACGCCCGTGGGCACGGTGTTGGGCTGGATCTTCTGGGGAGCCTTCTTGTTTTCGGCGTACTCGATGACCAGGCCCGTGGTGGCCCCCATGGTCTCCAGTTCCTCGGTGTCCATGTTGGTCAGCGAGTTCTGCTCCACCATCCACCCGCCATTGGCCGAGCTGTTCAGGATGTGCACGAACTGGGAAACGGCCTTATTGATGACCTCCTGCGGGCCGATGGCGTTGTCCACCATGCCGCGCGTCTTGCCGCGCCGGAAATAGCCGAAGTACGGCACCACGGTGAAGTGGTCATAGGGGCTGTAGTCGTCGTGCAGCACCTTGCTCCACGTGCTTGCCGTCCACTTGATCCGGCGGCGCATACGCTTGGCCTGCACGGCGCCCTGGCGCAGGGCGTCTGCAATGGAGTCCTCGGCCAGCGAATCGACCATCACGACGTCACCGGACATCGGGTAGACCAGGCACTGCGTCAGCTCATAGACCCACTGCTGGCGGTCGATGATGCGGTAGCGCCGGAAGCCGTGGCCGTCCGCTTTGAAGGCGTCGTAGATGCTGCCCCGGCTGAACATGCCGAACTTGCTGCGCTCCGTCTCGTCGTCGAAGTCGCCGAAATCGGGGCTGCTGTCCTGGCTCTCCTCGACCTTGATGCGCGCGGCCTTGCCATATCGCTGTTCGATCTCGTCCAAGGTCAGCCAGCGCGTGATGATGACGTCGTCCCATTGATCGGGGTCGTAGGCCTTGGCGTCCGGGTCCGGGATCACGTCGCGATTGTCGAGGGCGGCAATGGCGATCTCGCCCTTGAAATTGCGCTCGAAGTCCATGCGCAGCTCGTAATACCCGCGCTGCTCGATCAGGCCGTCGCCAAAGACCTGCGTTTCCACCCAATGCAGCTTGGTCATGTCGGCCACCTGCTTGACCACCTTCGACAGGATGGTGGCCACCTCCAGGTCGCCCATGGCGCCGCGTGGCTTGTACGCGATGTCCATGCGGTTGTGAATCTGGTAGCCGATGGCCGAATTCACAGACGCCATGATCTCGTTGAACTCGTAGTGCGGCCGGCCCTCGCTGTCCAGAAGGGCCTTGTCGGCAGCGCTCCACTGCTCACCGCCGCCCAAGTACATGCCCTCGCAGCGTGCGGCGTTCTCCGTGTATTCCTTGTGCCCACGGTCCTTGCCGTAGAGGTAGCGCGCCCAGTTCTCGCGGGCGACTTCGTCGTTCTGTGCTGGTGCTGTTGCCATGGCTTACGCGGCTTGCGCCGATCCTCGGTTGCGGCCGTGCAGGCCCAGGCGGTCGCGCCAGGAATCCTTCTTGCGGGCCTGCTTGGGGGCGGGGATGCCCGACACGAAAGTCATGGCCACGCTGTCGCCCTTGTCAGGGCTGCGGCCGAGCGCTTCGCGGATCTCGTCCTTGCTGCGCACCTGGATGGCGGCCTTCATGCCCATGGTCACGACCTTGTAGCGGGCGGCTGTCAGGTCCGCCAGCAGCTCGGGATCAGGGGGGAGAGCGATGGGGTCGGGGCTGAGCGGGTCCAGGGCCTCGCGCAGCCGCCAGTACATCTCAGCACGCTTGTTCCGGAAGCGCAGCTGGCCAGCCTTGTCCATCAGATCGCTGGCCTCAGAGCCGATCACGGACTTGACCAGCAGATTCAAGCCGACCAGGAAGTCCAGCGCACTGGAGCCAATGCCCACGCCATCCACGCAGATGCAGGCGCCGTTGCGAACCAGTGGCACAACGAAGCCTGCTGCCGTGGGGCCGTCGTGCGTGACCAGGCCGGGCACAGTGACCAGCTTGTCGAACCAGGAGCCATAGCGCGGTGCGGCGCTGGACTTGTCGATGCCGCCACGTGCCGGGTCGAAGCCCAGGGCGGTCATCGGACCCTTGACATCCTTGGGCGCCCAGCGCGCCTGCGCCGCCTTCACCCACTCGGTGGGGATCAGCTGCCATGCCGGGTCGGTAGAGCCGGCATTGAAGTCGCCGCGCAGCATCTGGGAGCGCAAGGGCTCTGGCAGGGCCTGCAGGGTGGCCTTGTATCCCGTGGAGGCCAGGAAAAGGTTGTCATCGACGCTGGACGGGATGAATGTGCGGCTCTTGGGCTGAACGAACTCCTCCCCCACCAGCACAGGCTCGGAGCTATCGACCTCGCGGTCCTCGCCCTTCTCGTCCGTGACGTACCAGCGCAGCTCCCCAGGCTTGGCCGGGTTGGGGTGCTGCGGGTCCAGCCAGGGCGCCCAGTACCGCTTCACCCACTCGCCTTCTGGCTCGGTGGGCGGGTTGCCGGCGCAGACGATGCGCTGGCGCACCTTCGGGTTGTCCGTGCGCATCCAGCCGTTCAGGGTGCGGAACTGGGACTCGGTGAAGTGGCAGATCTCGTCGTAGAGCTTGGCGTCGTGGGGGCGGCCCTGGTACTTCACCCAGTCGCCTGTCTCCTTCACGCTGCCCAACTCCATGATCCTCTTGCCCGGCAGGCGCCAGACGCCGTCCTGGCTGTTGTAGCCCTTGCGCGAGCCCAGGATCTTGGCCATGCGCTCTTCGATGCCCACCAGTTGGACGGCCTCGCGGCGGAAGATGATGCTGTGCTCCTGCGCGGTCAGGGCCAGGCCCAGCAGCAAGTCGGTTTTCCCGCCGCCGGCTGAACCGCCGTAGAACACGATGTCGGCCTTGGAGTTGTATGCGCTCAGCTGCGGGCCGTCCTGCGGCACCCAGATCGGCGCGTTGCCCGCCAGCAGCACCTTGTCCAGTTCCTGCTTGGCGTCAGCCGGCAGGCCCTTGATGAGCTCCAGCATCTCGGCTGTGGTTGGGGCCTTGCTCATTGCGTGCCACCACCCAGGATGTTCGCCAGGGCGCCGGGATTGCTGGCCAGCAGCCGCGACAGGCGCACCGCGCGCTCTGCATCGGTCAGTTCTCGGCTGCCGGAACCCTGCGGCCCACCCTCACCGTCGTTGTCACCCTTCAGGCCCCAGGCCTCGCGCTCCAACGTGATAAGGATGCGCAGGGACTCAGCCAGCGAGCGCATGGTGCTGGAACGGCTGGACAGGCTCATGGCCTTGGACATGCCGTCCTGAAGCTTGGTGCGCGCGGCAGGCGTCAGCGCCTCGCCCTTGGCCTGGGCGGCCAGCACATGCTCGATCTCCTCGAATAGCTCCGGGTGGGTGGTCTGCGCTTCCAGTTCGGCCAGCAGCGACATCGCCACCGTGTTGGCGCGCTGGATGTGCGTGCGCTGGGCCAGCTTGACGTCCGCCACAGCCCTGGCATTCGCATCCACGACTTCACGTTCGGACGCAGAACGCTCCTTGCGTACCTCGCTGCGTACCGCCTCCTTGCGTACCAGCTGCTCAGCCTTGTCCTGGATGCGGCCTGAGAGGTCTCGGGTCCATTCATCCCGCTTTGCGCGCTTGCGGATGGCGCCCTCGGTGATGCCGTGGGCTTCAGCGATCTGGCGGAGGGTCTTGATGCCGGCCCGGTAGTCCAGCTCTATGCGCTCCCAGTCAGGGGAGCGGGGGCCGGGGGCTGCGCCCCCTGCGCTGGGGGTTTGATCGGGAGTCTCGGGGATTGCGGGCATGACACGGATGATTCCGCGTGCGCGCCAATGGGTCGAACCCTAGCCGGGGGTTGTCTTTATGCGGGAGTCGTACAGAGTTTTCGGAAGTCCATCAGGGAACAAATGCCGCTGCTGCTCCTTGACGGGGGCTTGCACCTCTTCATCCGATGGCGAGATGTGGCACTCGATGACCAGGCCATTGGAGGCCGTGTAGGGGAACACATGCATGTGACCGCTCGGGTTCTCCCGGAACAGCTGGCCAAATGCCTCCTGCAGCCTGGGAGTGATCTCTTCATCGCAATGGAACAACCGCGAGACGGAGAAGACCAGCTTCTGGCTGGCAAACGCCTCCGTGCATGCCATGTTGAGCTGTTCCAGCTTTTCCTGATCGGCTGCACTCATGTTTGTTGCCTCCCTGGTTTATTGAACCATCGTCCCCGCTAGCAGATCCATCTGCGGACTGGGCTCCACCCGGCGCCCCTTCAGCGCCTTGACCTCGCCCTCCAGTTCCTTGATGCGCGCGCCCATCTCGCGGCGGGTGGCGGCCTGCTGGAGCTGCAGTTCCTGGGCCAACAGGCCGACGTCATGCTGGAGCTGCAGGTTGCTGTGCTGCATGGCGTTGCCCTGTAGGCGGATTGCGATGTTGCGCAGTTCGCGGGGCCAGAGGCGCAGTTCCTGATCGCCGATCTCGATTAGGGTCATGCCATCTTCCAGGTCAGTGATGGACACCGGGCGCGGCGCCCCTGGGCCCTTGACCAGCTCATAGACGCCATCGGTGGTCCGGCGCAGGATGCCGTCCTCGCTGATCATCCGGGAGACGTGGTCGTCGATGATGTGGTAGCTCTTGCCGGTCAGCTCCATGAGCCGCTGGCGTGTGATGTTTTGGCCCAGGTGCGCCATCTCCTGGATGTGATCCCAGATGATTTCGCGTGTGGTGCGTTCGTCGTGCTGTGGCGTGGTGGTGGTCATGGCGTTCTCCGGCTAAACTGCGATTGCTCAGGTCACAGGACCGGGATCGCCCGCCTCGCGCGGGCTTTCCTTTATCCAGGCCGGATCTGCCGGAACTTCAGCATCTCCTTCATTGACCAGTGCGCGGCCTCCACGGCGATGCCGTTGCGGTCAATCTCCAGCAGCTGGTCGAACACCTGGGCAGCTTGCAGCGCGATTTCCAGCTCTGGCGGCGTCAGTTGGACCTTCCCCCAGCGTGCCCAGCGCGCGCACACCGGCTCATACAGCTCCAGCTGCGCGTTGACGGCCTGGGCGGCCTCCTCGGTCAGCGGCTCGCCATCCTGCTGGAGCAACCACATCATTCGGCTGTAGGTCGTGCCGGACTCCATCCAGTCGAGAAGAACCGCAAAGCTGGCACCGCCCTGGGCGATGGTCTGCAGCAGGTCGTGGTGCACGAGCTTGGCTTCGAGCTTTGTGGACTCGGCCAGCTTCGGCCGCCAGAACTTGGGCAGTTGCGCGGGCACGCGGTGTTGATGGTGGCGCTTCATGGGCGGCCCCTCCATGCGCGCACGATCTGGGCTATGCCGTCCGACACCACATAGATCAGGATCAGCAGGCCAAGGAATACCCAGCCGCTGCTGAAGATGAATTCCAGAAGTTCTTTCATCGCTCAAACCCTCCCATGAAGCTCTCCATGCAGGCCCAGCGCTGGTGCACGTCCAGGGCGGGCCATAGGACTGCCTGGGCGTGGCCGGTCCAGAGGAATGCATCGATGGCGCGCTGCAACTCGCAGAAGCCAGCCTCGTCCATGGCCTCGAAATCCATGCTCTTGGGGATCGCGTTGGGTTTGCCGTCCAGGCCTGGCACGAAGTCGCAGTGGCCGGCGCCCATCAGCAGCCAGTGGCGCAGCTTTGTGGCGTCGTCAAAGGCCTCGGTCTGGTCCAGCAGGCGATTGAGCTTCAGGAAGAAAAAATTGTGATGTTCCGGGCACCGTGGAATCCAGAACGAGAAGCCCAGCGTTCCGCCAGGACCGAGCTCATCCAGAGCGCGGCGGAACTTCGCATAGGCGCGCTGGCCGGCGGGATCTACGCCGCACAGCTTCCCCTGTTCGTTTTTGGTGAGTACGAGTCTGGTCATGCTTCTTCGCTCCAGAGAGGCAGGCGCGCGGGCCAGAGGCCGCGCTGTTGGATCGTGTGGCGGGTGATGCGGCCCCATTCGAGGCCGTAGGCGCGGTGCCCTTCCCTGCCGCCTTCGCAGAGCCGGTACTGGTCATAGGCCGCGTGGCATCCCTCGATGTCGGGGCGGGCGCAGCACAGCGGGAAGCCGGTGCGGTCGTCGGTCTTGAGCGCGAAGCCCTTGCCGAGGTTGAGGTGGGCGTGCTGGCTGAAACCGTGGAGTCCACAGGAGATGCACGGCAGGCTGGCCACGGCGCGGCGGTAGGCCTCGCATTCGAGAATCTCGGCTTTGGGCTGGGCCTGGCCCGTGGCGGAGCTTATGGCCACGGTGCTGGCGCACGACATACCTGCCGTGGCGCGGGCGCTGGCCAGGGCTCGGGCCGC